GCCCCGTTAAGGGGCTGCCCAACGTAACCGAGTAACACATGCTATGCATATTAGAACCCGTACCACGTTTGGCGGTACAGATCCTGATCGAACTGCTATAATCCAAGCGGATATTCCGCCGGACAGCAGCGACATCACGTGGTCTTGGAGCCCGAACTCAACCATCAATGACGACCGCCTCTATTTCAGTGGCGAATCGATACTGAAGGACGAGCAAGGGCTCCCACCGTTACCGTACAGGTTTAAAAACTGTACGCATATTAGTCGCAAATACGACTTCACGTTCAATAGAAGGTTCAACATCGAAAAGACGTTGGTTACCGACGACGGAACGGGCGGCACGTTTGTGACGAGTAGTGGCTTCCCATCGCTTTTTAGCGATGCAGCCACGGTCACGGCTCACGCGCTGCACAAGAATATTGTGCAGCATGTCTCGTATGCACAGTTCACTCTCTCTGGTATAGAGGAGTGGTTTGGAGATCGCAGGATCCCCGGGGGTATCACGATAGACAGAGACGCTATTCGTAGCGACTTCTCTATCTGGTATCTACTATGGGATATTAAGGATCTCTTCTTTGGCTTCAGTCATTGGATTCCTAAGCTACGCAAGCTTAGGAGCGGCATGTCTGCCCACCAAAAAGGTGAGGCCTGTAAGGCCTTGGCAGACGGTCACCTCCAATTCCAGTTTGGCCTTGTGGCCAGCTGGCATGACATTGTCGATTGTATCGCGGCCTTCAAAAAGCTTAGCGACGCGGCAGAGGAGCTAAAGCGTGCCTCCAAGATACTCCATAAGTACCGGCAAAAGCCGTTACCATTGGTCTCTAAGAGGTCGTTCGAGCACATTAGCCAGACAACCCTGTTTGGGGGTCTGGTTTTACCTGTGCGACAACTGGTAGAAGTGACCACGCCACGTTTGTGGCATGGAACCCTCTACTACACGTATAAGTGTGAAGCGTTACAAGGGCTACTAAAGAGGATCAAGTACTTCGCGGACCTTTTTGGGGTCTTCGATGCTGCTGCCTTATGGGATATTATCCCATTTAGCTTCCTAATCGACTGGTTTGTCGACGTCGGAAGTTGGCTTCATGATCACTCTCCGAAGCTGTATCCAGTAGACACCAACGTCAAGGACTATTGCGAATCCTTGAAACAAACCGTTGAGGTCACGTACACAACTGGGAATGTGTGGCTTGCCAGAAGAGGTGCAATACCTCCGGGCGAACCACGCGGGGACTTCGTCCCCTTTGTTCCTGGGAGTCATGGCGAAGGCGAACTTCGGTTCGCCAAGGCCAGACATGTGTACTTTACCAGGCGCAGGTTCATACCGAACGTGCGAATGGGGGCCGCTGGTCTGAAGGTGGACAATTGGAGATTTAACTTTCGCCGTATGGCGATAGCACAGTCTCTCGTTGCCCAACGAGTCCCTCGGGCCAAGTCCTGGTCTGACGACTTCGATATCCTCACGGACATCGATTTCGGTGATCGCGTTAACATCAGGCCGCTAGGCCGCCCCAAAGCGAAAGGGATTCCCAAGCGTTGAAATATGCTTGGTCGTCTCCCGCAAGTAGGGCAGGCTGTGAAAGCATTCGCAAAGCAGGAGGTTAAAATCTTCTGCTCGTGTCTGCACGCTCCCACACCTAGCACCGGGAATTGACTTACCCGGGTTTAAGCCGATGCAACTACAGAGCGTCCCCCCGTGGGTACGGGGGGGTGCGCTCTAACAATATTAGTACCTCGGGCTTCGGCCCGTGAACAAATGACAAGGAGTCAACAAGCATATGCTTATCGATCCAATGCCAAAATGCGATCCATGGGGTCCCACTCTACCAGACGGATATTTCCGTCTGATTGATGGGCCTTCCAATGGTCGTACTGTCCGTAGGGCTGACAGCGCTTTGATCGGCGTCGTTGGTGCACATACCGCCACTCTCACTATCTCGCACAGTGCGAGTAAGGAGAATGGTGCTGTCCCAACTAGCCGCTCGGCCACTCGTTTGGAGATCAGAAAGGTCTCTACCGAGGGCAAAAGCGTAACCGCTCATGTAACCGTAGTCGCTGCCTTTCCGGCAGCGGAATTCACGATCGATGAGATGACTGTACTTTGGGATGCCATTTGCTTGCAATTGAATTCGGACGAGTTGGGACGTTTCCCACTCCAATCCGGGTACAATGCAACCGATGGCACTTCCATGAAGCGAGTCATTCTGGGTGAGCCGTAATAGGCGACCCGGACGATTAGCCTAAGGCACGCGATCGTGCCTCCATAAGCTTGTTGGCTAGGAGACCTACCCTTATGGGAGATCATAATAGCCTAGAAACGCTGCGAAGCGTCTCCTTGCTAGTAGAGGCATTGTATCGTGATATAGCTCAACGTTACTCGGTCAGTGCTGCAGAACAGTGCCAGGATATCGCAGTGATGCGACGCCGAAGCACCCGCGAGGGCATTGGTTTTTACACCAAGACCCTGCCGCGCCTAGGAAAAGCCCTTGACAAGGCTCTCCACAGCGAGGTTCCTCTCAAGTTTGTCGGCTTCGCAAGAAGACGACAGACCGCAATCCCAAAGTTTCTTTGGTGGTTGCTAGAGCGCGTACTGAGTACTGAAACTGGGTATGTCCGCATTGATGCTGACATAACCGCGTTGAAGGACGCTAGGCAGTTTTTGGCTTTTGCCTACAAACTGAATATACCATATGATCAAGAAACTGAACAATCAGTCATTGAGTCATTCATCCGCACAGAACAGGAGTTGCAGGCTATCACTAGCTGCGACTCTTTTGCTGTGGATCCGATCGCGACCAAAGCGCGCACTTTATTGTGCAAGCTTTTTGCTGGGTTCGATGCTTGGGATATTATACCCAAGCATGGTCCTGGTAGCGTTGCAACTGGCGAGGAAATTGGAGAGAAGTCAAACTTCGCTCGAATCTACTCTAAGCTCGAACATGGAGGATACTCCTTTACGGAGTACTTCACTATGGGAGCCAACCACGTTGTCGACCAGTTCGATTGGATCCAGGGCCTCGAAGTCCTCGACCGAGCTACCGCGAAGGTAGTATTGGTTCCGAAGGACAGTAGAGGACCCCGCCTCATATCATGTGAGCCATTGGAACTCCAGTGGATCCAACAAGGTTTGCAGCGCAAGCTGTACCCTTGGATAGAGCAACACCCGATGACACGTGGGTTCGTGAATTTCACGGACCAGTCGGTCAACAGACGGCTTGCTCTAGAGGGTTCCCAGTCGGGTGACTGGGTTACTCTTGATATGAAGGATGCCTCGGACCGCGTCTCCCTTCGTCTAGTCGAAAGGCTATTCGAAGGGACGACACTTCTCGCCGCCCTAAAGGCGTGCCGGAGTGATGAAACGCGAGTCCCCGATGGTCGGTTAATAGCCCTAAGTAAGTTCGCCCCTATGGGATCAGCAGTTTGCTTTCCCGTGGAGGCTATTTGCTTTTGGGCGTTGGCCGTTAGCGTCCTGTGGTTAAACGGCCGCGGTGCTGCAGCGATGCAGTCCGTGTACGTTTATGGCGACGACATTATTGTGCGGGCAGCTGACTATAAGCTCGTGCAAGCGTACTTCCCTCGTGTTGGACTTAAGTTCAACGACGATAAGTGCTGCACTGGAGGGTTCTTTCGAGAATCCTGTGGGTGCGACGCCTATAAAGGCGTCGATGTCACACCCCTCCGTCTTCGGACCAGCTGGTGTCCTCGTAATACAAGAAACCCCACTGAGCTGTCTTCTTACTGCGCGCTTTCAAACGCGTTGTGGAAGGCAGGCTACTGGGGGACCGCAGAACTCATCAAAAGGTGGGTTGAGCTCCGTTATGGAGCTCTTCCTTACTTTGAAGATGAGCCGTATCCCAAGCCACCGGATACGGATGTCGATTGGTCTGGTCTGTCTCACGACAGACGTCAAGCGATACTGTTATCGCACGGCGTGATTCCGGGATTTATTCCGGGCACCAAGCCACTTGAACCGAGGAGTTACCTCGGCTTCTGCCGTCCTCACGTGAACCATCACCGCGAGAATCTCCGGCGGCTGAAGTATCGCCTTAATAAGCGACTTCATCGATTGGAGTTCCGTGTGTGGACCGTGACTCCGCAGCGTAAAAGCTACGAGGTCGACGGTTGGCGTGAGCTGCTCCGTGTTCAAAACACGAAGGGCAGTGGTTCCACCCCGGGAATGCCTACTACCGAATCCGGTAGCAAGCCATTACCCGTAGGGGTCTACGCGATGCCGCGTCGCAGTTGCCTGAAACGCGG